TCCCTTTTTTTACGATAAATTTAACAAAACAAAATGATACCAAAAAATATAGAAGCAGAAAAAAACCTCCTATCCAGTTTTCTAACTGAGCACGGAGTATCAAAGTTTGACGAAGTTGCATCGATCATCGATGAATCAGACTTTTACAGGGTTCAAAACCAAATTATATTTAGATGCATGCGGAACATAATTATTTCGGGTGCAGAGCTAGACGAGATCTCGCTCTCGGAAGAGCTGAAGAAGTTCGGCTTACTTGAAGAGGTCGGGGGCATTGTAGGGATGATGGGAGCCGTCAACCATACAGGAATGGTACAGGTCAAACTGTGCTGCGAGATCATCAAGGAGAAGTCTAATCTACGTAAGCTGATCAAGTGCTTCAGGGTAAGCGTTGAAGACATGCAAGCAGAGACCAAGGATAGCGGAGAGATTTCGGCTGAAGTCGAAAACGTACTGACTGACCTGAACAACTCTTCGCAAACGGATAAAGGCATCAACCTGTCCCTCCAGGAGGTGCAGGAGGAGTTCGAAAGCATACTTGATGGTTCCTATGTACCGAACGTAGTAAAGACGCACATAGACCACCTAGACGATAAGCTGAATGAAGGAGGCATCGGTATGGGCGAGGTATGCGTGATAGCTGCACCGACTTCATGCGGCAAGTCCCAGCTGGCCCTCAACATAGTAAGTCGCTCGCTAGAGAAGCAGAAGCTACCAGCATTGATCTTCTCATTTGAGATGCCACAGAAGCAGGTCATTAAAAGAATGCTTCACGCAATCTCTGGAGTTAACCCAAGGCTGTTCAAGTCTGGCAAGGTTACCGAGGTACAACGTGACAGGGTACGTGAAAGCAGTAAGTCAATTGAAGGTATGAATATCTTCACCAGTCATAGTGTACGTGACGTAGAGGACCTAGTCATTCAAGCTAGGGCATTAGTCAGAAAGAACGGAGTCAAGTTAATTGTAGTTGACTACCTGCAGCTGGTTCCTTGGGATGCTAAGAAGTTCGGTAAGGTTGCCGCCGTGTCGGATATCTCTCACAAGATAAAGCAGATGGCAATTGAGCTGAACGTAGCAGTAATCCTACTGTCCCAGATCAACCGAGAAGGTTCCAAGGGTACAGGACTAGAACTCTACCACCTAAGGGATTCTGGGGACATTGAGAATGACGCAGACGTAATCATCATGATGTACCCTGAGTCAATGTGCATGAACAAAGCATCCAAGCGAGATAGTATAGGTGAATACAAAAATATGATTTACAAACTAGCAAAAAACAGAGAAGGTGAAAGGGACTTAATCGGAAGCTTTAAATTTTATAATCAATACGGGAGGTTTTACTAATATGACACAGATACAACATCTAATGAAATACTTTGAAAGTACACGCGGAAAAGTGGCAACCCCGAAGAAAGAGGAGGTCGAAGAGATCTACCTTGGACCGAAGCTAACTGAATACGCCAAGGAGCTGATACGGAAAGTCGAAAACAGAAAGAAAGGCAATAAGACTTAGCGCCTTGACATTACATCCCAAAACAGTACAACATAGTACGAGGTAAGCTCCTAGGTAACGAAGAGCAGGTTATACTTTCAACCTTGTTAAATCCTCAGCCCTCCCTGTCTCTTAGTTGACAGGGGGGGTTTTTTTTATCTGGCTCTGCGCAGGAGCATTCTGACGTCCTTGGTGATTACGCCTTTCCTCTTGTACTCAAAGTACAGACTTCTGTCCTGGTTGACGCCCATATCAATAAGCATTTGAGCTCTGGATACTACGTCCATATTCATCAGGAGTTTGTCCTTAGGGGTTCTACCCTTGCGCTCGTCATTCTTGATTCTATTGCGCTCTCTTTCGAACCTACTAGCTGTAATTACTTCAGTAGGTGTTCCGCGCTTCATTCGATTGATTTCACGCTTTATTTCAGATTCATCCCTACCAACGGTGAACTCCTGATACTGCTCTCCAGTGGTTGCCGATAGGCCGCGCTTGAAAGGCTTGAAGTCCATTCCATTTACAATCCTGTAAATGTCTTCACTCTTAACGTTACCGCCGCGAAGTATTTTGATCTTATCGTCTGTGCTATAGCCAAAACTATCGAGCCTGTTGTAGGACTCCTCGATGTCCTTGTAGACCTCTTCGGATACGGTTAGAGCTTCCCTGTAGGACCTTTCGATCTCTTCAGGGGTAAGTTCATCCGACTTATACTTTAGGTTAGTCGTGTAGGTGCCTCTAGCGCCTGAGTATCTTTTGGTGAAATCCTGAATTCTGAACTCAGCCATTTGAGTCATGTCGATCTTTTGGAACCTTAGACCAGCTTGCCTCAACCATATCTCGGACGGTGTAAAGTCACCTCTGTCTGCGTATGCGTTAGCGAACTTTTCAAATTCATTGGCAAATCCTGGCTTGAATGACTCAAACACAAAAAACTTCATCCTATCCAAGAAACCCTGCCACCCTGGATTGTCGCTTACCGTTTTACCAGTCTCTTTTCTGTTATCGATTGCTCGCATCAGATTCTGATTAATGAAGGTACCTTCACCTAGAAATTCTTGAACAAAAAGATTACTCAATGTTCTGGCAGTTTCGTATTCATCCTCTTCCCCGTTAAGGATAGCATCTCCCATAGGGGCAAGCATCTGCGTTATAGTCGCATGGGGGAACAGGTAACTAGTCGCAGCAAATGTACCAGTCTTAGTTTTTTCATTAAAGGTAGCGTGGAAGTCTTTGTTTCTTATGTATTCTGGACTGAAGAACCTGAAGTCATCCTTTTTATCTGGGTCTAAGGTTTTTTGTTCCGAAGTTAAGTAGTCTGATCCAGTTCCGATTAAACTTGTTGCACCAGCAGAAACTCCAAGGACAGCCGTCAAGGCTGCCAGCCTAGCTCGACCTTCACTTGCTAGGGCACTCCTAGCTGCATCGTTCAACTCGAAACCGAACCTCTTGGCGAACTTATCGCCCTGTATCATTTCGTAGGCGTATCTAATCTGATTCGTAGTATTTCTGAATAGCTCAAGTGTAAATGTAACGAATGGAGGCAGTATACCCTTACGCGACAGAAGCTTACCAAGCCTATTAGTTCTAGCGTAATTTTGGTAAGTGTCGTTTGTAATACTAGCAGCCATTCTCTTGACCTGATCTTCAGTCATGCTTACTCCATTCTTCACCAGCTTCCTAGTGATCATGTTCTGGTTTGACTTCCAGATTGCGTATCTAGTTGCAGTGTCAGTTATATTGTAAGCTTTACCAACTGAATCGGTAAGTTTCCGTGAAAGGTTCCCAATCTTGCCATTTGCAATGGCATCAGAGACTTCATTGCTAGCAATGCTAGCATTGCCTATGCCGTACTTGTACGCTTCATCAATGTCCGCAATTAGAGCCCTCCTTGTTTCAGCTTTAGATTTTTTTGTGACCTTGCCATAAAGCCCATCCAATTCAGCTGAAGCTAAGTTAGCTCCCCTGAAATAATCTTTAAAAACTGAACTATCATATAACTTACCATTCTTGAATAGCGGGTGAACATTATTTGAAGCCATTGAGAGAGCTCCACCAATGGCATTAACAGAATATGATGGAGGATTATAAATAACTTTAGCAGCTTTGGATAGTCCCACAAGAGACCCGTACAGCTGATTGATTACACCAGAGGTACCTTCGGCCAATTGATCGGCGAACTCCTTCTCATGGAGTTTCCCTATAGCATGAGCAGTATCCGCTGGGATAAAGAGCTGATCTCCATTTTTATTTATACCTGAATTCCCTGGCAATTTGAGTGGTACGTATCCTGGTAAGCTCTTTGTTGAAAGCTGCCCAGTTTCCTTGAGTGAATTCATTACAGATATTTGGGACTCTATTGCGGCCTTATGCCTGATAGTATCCCTTAATCTATACTTAACCGATACTCCAGGACTCTCTAAATTTGAAGTGACCTCTCCGAGAAATGCTCTCTCCTTTGGCCCAGGCATATGCCCATCGAGAACTATTTCCATCCGACCAGGAAGTGAAGAAACTAGCTCCTTAGATGCGCTTGGATCTTGAGAAACAAACATACTCTCTAGGTGCTTCATGTGTTTCTTTGTGTCACTTTTCATTTTACGTAAAGCCTTTTCGTCAACCTCTTCGCCGTTTGCCACCGCCTTCCTGAAGAGAGAATCAAAAACCTCCTCGGATGCTTCGGCTTGCAGTTCAGTATCAGCATTCCACTTCTTATTGTAGAAGGCCCTGTAGGACTTCGTGTCGTACATCCTGTAACCCCTATCAATTTCAGTCTGCATGCGAGCCTTTAAGGTATTCTGTACTTCTGGTGGCAGTATGTTGAATTGATCCGTAGTTTCAAACAGATCGTACATGTCGCTCATTGATTCAATCTCAATTTCGCGCATCTGACGAAGGTCCCCCGATATGCCCCTTTGGGCCAGCTTGTTAGTCATTTCACCTCCAGCAAGGTAATTGACGATGTCATCTCGGATCCCTGGATCAGATATTACCTCTTTATCTACGCGCTGCTGGAGTCGAGTGGAGATTGCTTCAGCTCGCTCCATACTATCCTTGTACTTGAAGTAACCTTCCCTTGCTTCTGGTCCAATTGTTTTTTCTGGTAAGAAGTAATTTCTAGCCTTAATTAAAGTACTACGTATAGGGGTTTCTTTGTCTGCTAAATTGTTAGCGAGAAACTCACGCTCAAGGCGGTTTCTCGTCTTCTTGATTTCCCTTTCAGTTGCGTCCCTAGTAAGAACGTTTTTCAGCGCTGAAGCTACGTCATCGTCCGTCAATTCACCCACCGAGATCATCCTATCAATCTCGTCGGCATCCTTCCCTAGGACCTTGTGCGCAGTGCTAAGGTACTTTGCATCAACCTTAGCGATAGTTCCACCGAGCACTCCGCCAGTTCCAGCTGCCCAGAGCGTGTCAACTGGGTCAATTTCACCTTCGTCAAAATAGCCAATACCAGCTCTTTCTGCACCAGCAATGATTCCAGTTTTAAGTGCCACCTTGCCTGGCTCGACGCCCAGCTTATCACCAATGGGTACAGCATTAGCCACTCCAGCAAGTAGCATGCGACCTAGTCCTAATTCCTCTTTATCTTCTACCCCTTTTTGCGCTAGGAAACTGCCGAGGGCACCAGAAGCAAATCTAACCCCAGCCTTCATGACTGCACCAGCCTTCTCTACCCGCTTTTTATTCTTATCCTTTTTAGCTCTTGCTGCGGCTCTGGATGCGCTGATTGCCTTCGCTAGGAATTCCCCACCAACTGCAGCTCCAATCTCCGTAGCAGCGGACCCAACAACTTGAGTTTTAGTCAAGCCAGGCTCAATG